TTGGATTTCTTATTAAGTCAATGATCCAACCAACCGCGTTTTGTCGACGCGGTTTTTGATTGCACAAAAATACCGATCAGGATGACCTGATCGGTACGACTTGTTGCTTGCTGCCGTCTACTGGAATATTTAAGCCCGTCACACCGCGCCCTAGAGCGTGCGTGTCCCCCGCGTGTCCCCCTAATCTTTTAGAGAGTTCTAATACAATCAATTAATAACAATAAGTAGAGTTTCGGTTTTCTTCCTATTAAATGTGCCAATGATATTGAGCGCACAAAAATAGGCCTCCCATCGAATAAGGATGAGAGGCCATTTTTCTACTTGATCACGAGCTTTTGCCCCGGATAAATCCAGTTCGGGTTGCTCAGTCCAGACAAGGATGCAATGCGGCTATACGTTGTGCCATATCGTGCGGCAATCGAGCTGAGATTGTCACCGCTGCGGACAGTGTAATACACATGCCCACTTTGAGATGATCCCGACACACGTAAGACTTGACCGACACTCAAATAGTTGAGATTGCTAATACCATTGAGCGATGCCAGAGTTTGGTAGCTGGTGCCGTACTTGGCGGCGATACCAGAGAGCGTGTCGCCGTATCGAACCGTGTAAGTAGCTGATGATCCGGATGAAGTGCTCGTGCTGCTGGTCGATAAGATTTCCACGTTGCTCCGATCGATCCAGCTAAAGATGCCGGCGAGCAATACTTGTGAACCGCTCGTATCCTGTACTTGGTAACTGCGACCAAGGGCAAAACTCATGATTGGCAAGCTGTTACTCTTGCTACCCCAGTGCTTAGCCCCCAGATTGATTTTGACGGTGTCGCCACGCTTAACTTGTGCCAACTTGGTCTTATTAGCCGCGGTCCCAGCTTTGATTGCAGGAGTGCTAGACTTCGGCTTAACTGTCACCTTGCCACTAGTACCGACTGTAGTCTTGCTATAGCCATTATCGGTGATCCCGGTCAAATCAACGTTACCGTCCAAGCCGCCGGCACGATACGTCGAAGTGAACTGAAAAATCCCGATGTTAGCAAAACTTGGGAAGTAGTTGTAGTTCGGCTTGGTCGTGAGGTTGTTGTCTGGATATTCAGCCATCCAAAGTTGATACTTAGCCGCGATCGTCGTCAAGTCTAGATGAGCCGTAAGGAACGCTTTATATCCGTATAGCATTGCCGTATACCCGGCAGCCTTTACTCGTTCCAACGCGTAAAGGACGGATTGAGTATTTGGGGTGCCACTTTCGACATCCAATGCAACAATCGAACCTTTTGGCGTTTGGATCCGCGGCAAATAATAATCAAGCATTTGATCAGCTTGGGCGCGATTGGAAAATTGCGAGTAGATATACGTGTGTGCCCGCTTGCCAGCGGCAATCAAACTCGCAACCTGGGTTTTATAAGTAGCTTGGGGCACAAAGCTGCCATTATAATAGCCACCGATTTGGCTAAGACCAAACTTATCGGCTGAATAGCCATAAACGCCTTGCATTCCTTGATACTTTGACCAATCCACGCCTTGGTCGCCCTTGGCAGCTTGCACGATTGCAGGCGGGGCAACGATTGGAGCCGCGAGTGGCGCACCCATACAAATAGCCGCCGCGATTGCCGCGACGGCCTTAGTCTTTTTATGCTTCATTAATTGGTTCCTCCTTTTTAACCGATTCAGCGTTGTCAGTAGTCACTGTCGAAACCGCTGTGGCGTCCTTCTTGACGACCAATGCTTTTACCGCATCGACACCACCACTGGTTCCCATTGCAGTGATCAACCCCGCTAACGCACCGCCCGCCCAGTTTGTGTCACCCGATACATAGACAGCCACTAACCCGCTGACTACACCGATACCCATTGCCACGAACGGCATGTACTGGTTCGGAATCTTGGTTTGCTTGATGTTTTGCGTGATCGATGCGACCAGGGTCGCAATGATCACATATTCTGCTGGCGAGGCCAATCCTTCAATGTTCATGTGTATGTTCCTCCGTTGATTTTGGAATTCCGATCACTCGAAAGATTGTCCCAATATCGGCATCGTGCTTTCCAAGCCGAATATCATGCTTGTCTAGTCGGTGATCAAAGTTGTTGTGCTCCTTGAGTGAGTTCTCAGTCAGATTGTCAATTGATTTACTCAGCTGCCCCATCTTTTCCATGATGGGTTTTGCGATGTTTTCACCAAAATTCTTGAGTAGACGGTGGAATGCACCATAAACTACCCCGATGATTGTCAGAACTGCAACGACCTCAGCCCAGCTAAGGCCTAGGATTCCGTGTGGCCACATTTAATCCGCCTCGATTCCTACTAGTGTGTCTGCTTCCTCCTGAGTGATCCAACCGGCGGAAACAAAAAGCGGCAGATCCGCCGCTTTGTAGATACCTAGATGAAAATAATTGATTACCGAATCGTGCATCATCACGCCTCCTTAACTTGAGCAGCCAACTGTTTCATGATTGCTGCGGTCGCTACTGTGTTAGCTGCTACTTGTTTCAACACATCTGCATTTAGTAAATCTTGAGCCGTTGGCCCTACTGAAGCTAAAATTGGCTCCTGATAATCAAAATTAATCACAATCTTGCCATTAGTCAACTTGTACCATCCTGGCTTAAAGCTAGTCTCAAAGTCATCTGGAACATCGCCGGTGTACTCTTTACCGTCATCAAGGGTACCGAACGTTGCAAATCCTTCGATTTCGTTGGAATCGTTAAGTCTCAAATACACGTTCATCGCCTCCTATATTGTTCGGCCAATAACCGCATTCAACGCCATACCTTGATTAACATCTGTAATTCGAGTCGCAGAATTTTGAGAAATCAAGACACCAATGTTTTTTGTAATTTTGGCCGTCGTCCCAGTGATGTCTACTGCCATTTCTGACACAAGGATATTCGCATCCGTCGTGTCAGGAATGTTCGCACCACACATCCAAAACTGTGACGTTCTGCCGATTATCGTGGAAAAACGATTGCCCGAACTTGTTCTAAAAATAAATTCGACGTACGGAAACTGGTCAATGGATCCAGAAAGCGTCGCACTGCCGGAACTAATTGCGCCAGCCCACAGCATCACTCCAGAAACTGCCATCGTCCAGCCGGTGCTTTGTTCGGCTTGCGTAGCAGCATCTGGTGCATGAAGAGTTTTATACCATACACGGTTTTTCCACCCCTCGCGCAGCGTATATTGACGCGAACCTTGTGCATATTTCGTAATATCAAGCGTGACGACTTCGCCAACACTTAGCCCCTCAGGGATACCACTAGCATTGTCGGTTGTGAAAACATAAAATCCGGGATCAAGAGTATCGATATCGACCAGGGTATCTCCTGTCTTGTGAAATCCCTGTCGAGTCGTAAAAATTCCGTTAACTCCTGTGTACATTTTGTAAGGCATAAAACCCGCTTCGCCATTTTGCGGCAAGCCGTGAACATCTTCGCCAGTGTCACCCTTGTGAAGCATGATTTCATTTCTTAAATATTGAATATCCTTTTGAATATCAGTACTCATACGAATAATCACTCCCAACTCCAAATCGTTTAAAGCTTACCGTTCGTGTGCTCGTGTCAACCTCGACGACATCGAACGCATACTGATCAATGGTTCCCAGCGTTTCCTTCGTTGTGTATGTTGCCTCGCTTGAATCGCCACGATCAGCCGCTAAAAAACACGTTCGTTCAACCGCGTTGATTCCATCAACAGTTTGCAACGGCCGATCACGATGCTGATGGCCGTTGATGATGCCAGCCAGGTCGCCTTTTGCATTGGTAAAATCAACTGACACTGAGGCTGGACAATCAGCGACGGTGCCGATTCCCGTGTAAGTTGTTTTACCGACATACGCCGAGAGAATACCCTTAAGTAAGTCGTGGTTAACACTGGCTGTCGTAGACGTGTTACCAAAAAAGCCTTGGAGAGGCGCGTGCGTCGTCATCAATACTGCAAAACCGTCAGGCACTGTACTAAGAGCACTCGCGACAAAATCCAGCTGTGACTGTGAGTAAACCGACCACTGACCGGATGGATACTTAAGTGTGATGCCATCATCAGTATAGATTTCGGGGTTATCAAAACCCGCTAATGAGATCAAGCGTACTTTTTTGTCGGGGTAATCTTTGTATGCCGCAAAGTCTTTACGCGTTTCACCAAACGCGTTGTTCGAATAATCGTAGATGTCCAGTAACTCGTTTCTTTTAACAGCCGTGTCCTTTGTTTTGTCCCAGACCTGACCACTGTCATGATTTCCTACCGTGATAAATAAATCGGTGTCAAGTAGGGCTGCACGTGCTGTTGTGATTGATTGCCGATTCCGACGCAAGTTGACGTCATGGCCTTCATGACCGTGGACGTTATCACCGTTCATGACTGCGCAATCAACAGTTCCATTGAGCACTCGCATGTTGCAAAGTTGAGCAATCGACAACGGAGGTGCGTCAACGTAATCACGTTCAGGGTACGCATCTAGTGTTGGCTGATCGTTAGTCCCTTTGCCAAAATGCACATCTGTCAAAAACAGCATTTTAAAAGCCACATCAGTCCTGATGCTTAACGCAAAACTTTCAAGTTTATCGACCGAACCGGGCACGTTGTAGTTTTGCACCATTGCATTAGCTAAAGGCGCGTATGCAACGTCTTTTTGTGTCGGCATAGCATTGAGACGTTTGCCTAGCGAGTCGTACGTATTGCCGTCTTTATCGGTTCGTCCTGCAATTACTTCCGCAGCGGCACCCTCCCCACCAGCCTCATTAGTGATTGCGGCCAGCGTTGTGTCGATGTGATTTGAGCTGTCAGTCGCAATTTTCTTGGCATCTGAGGCATTCTGCACTGACTCACCGGCAATAGCACCAGCAATCTCAATTCCTTGTGCAAGTGCCCCACGTACATCGACACCACGATACTTACCGCGTATGGCCTTGGAACGTAACCGGACCCTTGAATCAACTTTTGACTCATCGTAGTCATCCGGAAAGTTATTCGGCGTGTCATCGTTATAGTGTGCTTGTTGTTGCACCATTATTTACCATCTCCTTCCACCGGTTGCCCGCCGGCATCTTCAAGTGCCTTCACACGACCTTCAATCGTTGTAAGCGTCGCACCAGTTGATGTGGTTTGACCGTCCTTCACGTCAGCTACTTGCTGATCAAACTCTTTGACTGATGTATCAAAGCCGCTGATTTGTTCCCTGAGAGCCTCAAGCGTTGCGGGAATTTCGGAAACGTTGGCTTGAGTGAATTGTGTTTGTAACTGCCCAACTAGTTCGTTGGCGGCCTCAGCATTTTTACTGGCTTCAGATGCTGTCAAACTTGCCGCGTTCGTTTTACCAGTCAGCAACACAATGCCACTCTCGATGCCGTCAACCTTCTGGGCTGCTTTATACAGCGTCATCGCATAGTCTTCAGCCGACAGCGCCAAGTCACCGGCTGTGATAGTTGAGTTGAGTGGTGCAACCGCATCAATCAGCATCCCCACATACCGCAAATTCTTATCAAACCGTAGAATGTCACAAACGACGCGGTAGTAGTTACCACACACGAAGTCATCGACGTCATAGCCAACCAGTGAGAGATCCACGGCACTCAGCTGTACGGTTTCCAGCGCAGCGTGTTGAGTACCAAACCAGTCAGCACCCTTTTTCATCAAGTTCGTTGGATTTTTAACATCATCCCAAGTCACGGCACCAACGTGGATACCAAACTCAGCAACCAGCGTTTTATCAACCAAAAAAGGACTGCCATTATTGACAGTTTCGATGGTCAATCGCGGATTCGACGTCTGACTCGTATCGGCCTCGCCCTCGGCTGTAGTCCGCTCCTGTGTCGCACCCAACGGCTTCAGCACCGTGATTACATCGGATGGATCCACTTGAGATGACAGCGACAGCAGATTCGACTTCAGGCGTACGACTTGATTTGCTTGCACACCGATCTGCGGCATGTAGTCGAGATACAAGCCATCACTTTCGTGTCGGATCCGCGTCTCGCCGCCTAAGCGACTGACCAGCTTATCGGTGATTGTGTCAAAGGTGTCTTTGGTGTCATCCGTATAGCGGTAGACGTTGTCCGTGGAGTTGGTGACCGTCACGTTGCCAAGTTTGATCTGCTTGTATGGTTCGACCTGAGCATTGTGCTGATCAATGAGCGCCTGTAAAAATGCTTTTGGCGTGGTGTTGTGGAATTCGGCCCATGGTTGCACACTATCATGCATCATCGCCGCCAATCCCTCAGATCCCGCTTGCACTTGGATCACACCGTCATTTGCCAGCGACGGTTTAATTGTGGTGATCCGTCCTTCAAAAATGACTCGCGCTGGTTGCACCCGCACCACTCTAATAAAGGTCATATGTGGGCGCAACTGATTGTAGCCAGGATTGGTCGGAGCCATCGTCATCGACAACGTGTCATAGCTACCAACTGCTTTGGTGACCTGGCATGTTAGCAAACGCGGCACATTCCCAACATCAGTGTTGATGAGTGTCTCTTCGCCATCCCATGTTTGTCTGATCAAAACACGATACACGCTAGATCACCTCCTTGTGCCATTGAAATTCGATTTTGCCCGTGCCGGTGATAGTCAGACTAACCACGCCTTTTGGCAAGGTAAAAGGCTGGGCGGCGTTTTGTGGCGTAATCGTGCCAGCCTTGATTTGATACGTTTTGCCATCAGATACAGCGACGGTGAAATCAACACTAGCCACGATGGTTGGCTGTTCTGGCTGCATGCCTGTGTTCAGCAGTGTGACCTTCTTCGTGCCGGCAACGGTGAAGCTGGTTTCTTGCGCGACGCCAAACTCGAAGTCGAATTCATCCCAAATATCGCTACCTTCCAGCGGCCGGTAGATACGAAATGGATCACAAGTCCACACAATCGTGAGCTTGCCATGCAGCCGAAACTCATCCCAGTCCGGTGCCGTCGTGACTTGGCCCATGTAGTAGTAGTCCGACATGATGTCATCCACTAGCGGCTGGCGACCAGGCTCACGCTCGCACCAGTTCACGATTGCCGTCCACTCGCGATAGAGTTGCTCTTTGGTGTGGGTTTCCCAAGCCGTCAGCAAAAAGGTCATTTGAACTTGGCGGTCTTTGAATACCTGGTGACCATACAAGTTTGATAAATCGATGACGCCATTGCGGTAAGGCGCCTTGATCGTCACAGGATCCTTTTCCGGCATCGTGATTTTCTTATCCGTCACCTTCAAGCCAAAATCGCGCCCAGTGTGCTTACCGCAGAACTGGACGCCATACTTACTACTGAATTCTGGCAAGCGTTGCGCCTCCTCTCATCGCAATTTTGTTACGTTGTGCTGTTTGTGCGCTGTTAAACGGCGCCATACCGCCAGCCAAGCTGTTGGCGTCGATGATTGGGGACTTGTCAGCGATTTGCTGAAGCAAGTCCAATACCTTGTTGGATGCTCCAGTGTTGTTCGTCGTGTTGGTGTAGTTGTTAATGGTTTGCGCGTTCGGTACTGATGCAGAGGAAAGGCGAGCAAAGTGCTCGGCTCCTCCTTGCACGGCGATTCCTGAAAAGCCTGAGTTTGCTAAACTCGCTATTTGAGACGCCATTCCGCTTACGTTTGCCTTAACAGACTCAAATTGTTTCGTGAGACCAAGATTGAGCCCGGTCATGATTGCATCACCAGCAGGAACTAACAAACGGGCATCATAACGGATAGGCCCTTTATGTTTCTTGATCCACGACGCAATCCCGCTGACAAAGCCCTTAACCTTCTCATAAGCTGAAGTCAGTCCACCAAGAAAGCCACTCATAATAGCCTTACCTGCAGAAGCCAGATTGATGTGACCGAGACCCGCGAAAATACTCTTAATTGAGTTAACGATTCCCGCAATAGTAGTCTTTGCCACTCGAACTGCTCCGGTGATACCTGACCAAGCTGCCGAGACACCTGCTTTAAGTGTAGAAGCTGCTGCTTTCAACGCACTCCATCCAGATTTGATTGCATTTCCGACGGCATTCACGCCGCTACCGGCTGATGAGACACCCGAACGGATCATCCCCCACGCTGCAACCACGATGGCCTTCAAGCCGGAGGCGGCAGTTCGCAACCCCGACCAAATGACTTTGATGATACCACCAGTTGCTGAAATTCCATCTCCGGCTACCGCAACGGCAGAACGTATGCCATTAAATGCCGCGCCTGCTACAGATTTCAGCGCAGTGGCCGCACCACCTAGGCCACCAAATAGCCCGACGAGTTTGCCCACCCAACTAGCCACAACAGCAAGCGCAGGTGCAATTGCTTGAAAACCAGTGGCAAGCAACGAAACCAACGGCTGTACGAGACGTAGCGCCCCGGCAACAAGATTGAAGGCTGTTGAGATACCAGAAAGTACAGCGGAGAATACACCACCGAGGTATGAACCAAGAACTTGAAACGCCGGAACGAGCACAGAGGCAATGGTTGAAACTATGGGCTGCGCAGCATTCCACAAATTCTTGAAGGCAGTGACCACACCAGTGATAGCAGGCCCTGCCACGCCCATGAACGAAGTGAACCCTGCTGATAATGCAGGCAAAATCTGCCCAGCCAACGCTTTGATACCGCTAAAATCTAGCTGAGCAATGGTTGCACCAATTGTGGTCCCTATAGTTTGTAACGGCGCTAAGAGTGTTCCAAAATCAAGGCCCGCGAATGACTGAAACAAGGGTTGGAAAGCATTGCTTAAGTTGCCAAGTGCTGTGACAATGCCGTTTCCAACTGGCGCAAACGCCCCAATTATTCCTGCGGCAGCACTGGCCGACTGTGAGACCAAGCTATCTAATGCTGAATTTATGCCACTAGTGTCAAGGTGACCTAGCGTCGATTGCACATGTTGCCAACTTGATTGAAGTGGTTCCAGCAAGGCGTCCCAGTTGGTCGATTGAAATTGGCCAGCAATTGACGTCACTATGTCGCTTTTACCAATGGAATTGATTACCTTGCTAAAATCGATTTTTCCGATTGCGTCCGTGACTTTAGAAATTGCACCAATCGCTACCTGTGACATCTGATCAAACGCCGGTTGTAAACCATTGGTCAGTGTTTCCTTGAGCCCATCCATCGCTTGATCAACCGTTTTATACTGGGTGGCCATCTTAGTGAAGTTTGCGTTTGTACCAGTTGTAGCAACAGCTGCAAAGAAATCTTTGGTCGAAACTTTGCCAGCTTGGATGTCCGAAATAAGTTGAGACGTACTCTTGTGCATCGTCTTAGCAACTGCAGCCATACCAGCAGGGCTTTGCTCAAGCATCAGCTTAAAGTCTTCCCATGCCACTTTAGGCTTAGCTGCCATTTGCGTTGCTTGCTGACTCAAGGTTTTCATAGCTTGTGCTGGATCTTCTGACGCGGCAGCAAGACCACCAAAGCCTTTAACCAGTTGATCAGTATTTTTAGTGCCAACAGCAGCTAGTTGTGCGTACGTCGATGCCATGTCAGAGGCTGAATAAATTGTCTCTTGGGCATATTGCTGAAGTTCCTTCTTTGTTGCCTTAATCTTGGCATCTGGCATGTTGAGGTTCTTCATATTGGCATCAAATGTTTGCCAAGCCTTTGACGCATCATTAAGATCGCCCAAGAGATCACCAAAGGAGTCCTTGAGTAGGCCTAGCCCACTGGTTACTGCGCTACTGATCAAATTCGCACCGAGAAAACTTTTCAGCATCGACCCGGTCTTTTGCCCTGCAGAGCCAAGACCGTTGAACGCTTTTTCAACTCTATCCGTAGCCGCAATCGCATCTGCACCATCAGCTTGAATCAAAATCTTGACTGACCCGTCACTAGCCATAGTCATCGCCTCCTTCCTCATCAGCATCTGGTAGTGCAAATTCACGCTTCTGAATACGAAGCTCTCGTTTAGCATTTTTATCTTTGACCTTGTTCAGGTCGGTCGAACGAATCTCTCGAATCCTAGACAGTTGTGTTTCGCTTGGTAGGCCATTGAATAGTGAAATAAATTTATACCAGTGCAATTTTCCACACTGATTGATCAGGTCAATACCATATGTCTGCATAAATGCGGCATAAATGTACCCAGCATCAAAATCAAAACTGAAATCAAGTTTTGTCTTACTGGGCTTGGTCATTATTTGATTACCATCGAGATCATACTTTGGGACAGTAGGAGAAGCCCCACCAAGTATGTCCTGGAGCGACAGGAACAAACTTTGCCACATTTCTTTAGCCGGTAGTTTTCCCACAACAAGCATGCTCAAAAAGACCTCAAGTTGGTCTTCAAACGTCATTTCAGTGTCTTCGAGTGCAGAGTACGCAATTAATACTCGATCAAATGCCAGATTAAGCCGATACATCTTTCCCCCTACCTCGACCGCTGCGGGCGGCTTTTCATAAAGTAGGAACATGTATGTCTCCTACCGCCGATGCTTGTTAAAGTACTTGGCCTTTTTATTTGCTGACTTGCGTTGTACTTTCGCGATCCGACGGTTTAGCACGATTCCAACATATTCGGTTGCCTGCTGATAAAGTCCAAGCATATTAACAAAACTACTACCACCACCCGCGGCCTGAAGAGCGTTATAAGTCCCATCTCCATAATCACTATCGAATTGAATACGCAGGCCTTCATTGATAGCTGCAATTGCAGTCGGATAGTCGGCATCATCCATGTCCTTGCCTTTGGCGATGAGGTCATGATATTGACGCTGTAATTCATTCAGTTTGCGTTGGGTGGCATCCATGCGCTCGGTAGCATGCATCAAAACGTCATCGGACGCATCGAAGTTCAATACGAAGTCAGTTACTTTGGATGGATCTTTTTTATCCTCAATTTCAACCGGAATCGAAATAATCGCAGATTCTAATGTCAACTTTTCTGGCATGATAACCTCCTATACGAAAAATGCGGAGAATGGCACAGGCCGCTTCTCCGCATCAGCTTCTTACCTATGCTGTCGCTCCATCATTATTGGATGTCCCCGTCGCGGACCCGGCACTCGTTACATCAGGCTTTGCAATGAAGTCTAGATGACCTTCAAAGTCTTCATAATCAGTGGCGTCACCACCACCGGCCTTAACTTCCATTGCCTTGGCGATACCAATTACTGTGTCACCGCTCGTCTCAATGATTTTGTGCCAGATCAAGCGCTTGTCATCGTCAGTCTCTCGACGCAAGCTAGCAATCAAAGCCTGAGCCTTGTCATCGGGATCCCAATAACCAGAAAAATTCCAAACTTCTTTGCGACCATTTAATATGGTTTGCGCAGTACCGTCACCAGCATAGTCACCAAAATCATCGGTGTCCTCGTCAGAATCATCTTCAATTGTCTCCACATTTTTTGCTAAAGCTAACCAATCCGCTTCAGCTGGCTGTGTGTCGCCATCGGTATATGGGGCAACAAAATGCTTGCGCTTCGCGTTCTTTTTGCGCATGTGTTAATCCTCCTTTTTTGGAAAAGTCGTTAAATCTACGGAAAATTCGACCGTAAAATAATAAAAACCAGCCTCGTCAACATTCGATTGTGCAGGCTGGCTTGTGATGTTGATTGTGTCAAAAGCAAAGGAGCCATCCGCACTGGATAGCTCCTCTAGTTGCTCAATAAATTGCGAAACGTCCCAAAGCTGGGCATTCGCCAACTCCGAATGGTCGGCATGGCACTTAATAGCGTACTGAAAAGGTAGCCTTTGATCACGCTCACCGTCAAAGAAGGCGTGAATTACCTGACCACCAGGCATTGACGTGATTGCTGCTGATTCCGTGGCGGTCAGCACCCCAACAATCGTCGGAATGCTTGGCTTGACCTGTGTAGAGATTGCGTCACGTAATCGAAAAGCAAAGTCCATCAAAGACCAGCTCCTTTCTTGAATGCTTTCGTCCAACTACCCATGTATCGTACCTTGGCAGCATCAGTCCAATGTGGCCCGGTACCAGGTGTTGTATAACGCCATCCAGCAGGCGCTGTGAACTGTCGATGAGCGTACGGAGTGATCCACGAAATACTGGAGGCATCACTAGCAATCAATTGAGATTGACGCATGCGACCGGCATCTGGTGGCCCTTTTGGTACAAATCGGTTTGAATCCATCCCAATTTGATTGGCCATGGCCATCCGACCACGTTGAAATGCAGGCTTACTAATTTTTTGATGAAGCTTTACCAAGTTGGTCGTCACCTTGAAATTGACACCCATTAGATCACCTTCAATTCGATGCTGAAAGGCTGACCTGTATCTGGATCATCATACTTCGACCAGTCTACTACCTTATACTCATGCCCATTGAATGTCAGACGTGCTTGCAGCCAACTATCATCGATCGACGTCGGATAATTGGTAGTGTACTTTGCAATCAAAAAGACGGTCGCATTGGCTGTGATTGTCCGATTGTCACCCGTGCCGGTGAAGCTCTTCGTCATATCCACCCGCACTAACTCAAGCGTTACCGCTGGTGCGTACTTGGGAATGTTGTAATCACCATCGCCTTGATAAAGTTCAACGGTGATGGTGTCACGCAACCAAGTTTTATCAGGCTGTAACGTCTTCATAAGTGCATCACCCCTCGATAAAGCAAACCTGTTCCAGACAGCGCGTGCAGAGCATCATCACAGACAATCGTCCCACTTTGGTTTGCTGTTGCATTGCCATAGTTCTCAGACTTGGTCACGCCACCAAATGTCTGGCTCACAGACTGCACCAAGGTGGCTTTGTAATCTTCATTGGACTTAATGCCTGTAGTTGTCATGTACCTGATTTGGAGCATCACAGCTCGCTTGAATCGTTTCACCCGTAACGGCCATGGGTCACCTGCTAACGACTGCTCCTGGTAGTGATTACAAGTAATTTCATCTAGGTACATCCCTGCTAGTGCAGACAGTTCATCGAAGTTTGGTGGCGATTCAGTGATGTGCATGGCTTCGACATATTCAGGTGCAGTCACGTATAAATCAGTGCTCATCGAACCACCTCGCTATTCAGCAGGAACCAAGGCCAGCAGGTCAGCCTTGGCGGTCTTGCCTGTAAAGTCGATGCTGTGTGCAGTCAACCACGCCTTGATGTCATCAACCGTTTGTGCATCAGTCGGCTTCACGTCGCCATTTGCATCAAAAGTTGATGGTTCAGCAGCTTCGCCGGTGTCACCAGAGTCATCCCCAGTTTCCGGCGCTACGCTTTTGGGACTGCACTCACATAGATAGCTACCTTAGCATTGTCGAAGACAATCGCATCGTAATAGTCCAATCCCTTAATTGTGTCGCGGTAACCAGAGCGGTCTTGTTCTGCTGGTACGGTATCAACGGAACCAAACTTGATGATTGGTGCAACCGCGGTCAATGGAGTCAAGATGAATTGAATCGTATCCGCGATGGACGTTCCAGCCAAACGATCTTTGGCAACCTTGATGATTGGTGTTCCACCATCAATTTGTGCCACGGTTCGATTGATACCGTTCATCGCAACTTGATTGGTTGTAAAAGTCTTAGATACTCCAGAAGCGTTCTTGAGCAAGCGATAAACAGCTGCAGAAACAAACATCACGTAACCACCTGGTACTTGGTGGTCGGTCATGTATTCTTCAGCGGCATCGTATAAATCAAGAATATTGTCTTTGGTTGCTACGGTTGCATCCTTGGTACCTGCATTGTCGTAAAGCACTTGAATTGCAACTTGGTCACGATGTGGAACTGTAATTAGTCGCTTGTGTTCAGTCACAATGTTGTTGATTGTTAGCGCGGCGCTTTCAGACTGATCGAGACGGTCAACATCATAACCAAACCAATCCTCATGATTCAGCTTTACAGTTTCCTTTTCGATTTTAATATTTGAGCGGTTATTGTCGCCGTTACGCTTGTATTGCGTTGCATCCATAAAGCCGGACATCTTGTTGATACGGACTTCATTGGCACCAACGAAATCGGCTGCTGTGATGGACTTTGCGCCTTGTTGCAACACATCCCATACTTGGGAGTCAGCTTTGAATTCCTTGTCAATCGTGGCAAGGTCCTTGCTATCTAAAACTAATGGCATAGTGTATGCCCTCCTTTATTATTTGCCTGCAAGTCGAGCGGCAATCTTATCTACCATGCTCGTACCGCTAGCTGGGTCTGCATTAGGATTGCCCGGCGGCGTGATCTGCGGACTGTCTGTTTTGGCTGGCTCTGTGGCCTTAAACAGCATCTTACTGTCATCGGCTTCCTTGAGCGTTTTTAGCTGATCGTCTAGGCCGATGAGGGTGCCCTTATCGTCGAGCTTCAGCACTGACTTATCCAGCAACGCATCGACCGCTTTGGCATTCACCGCACCAGACTGCACCAGTGCCAACTTGGTCGCGCTATCGAGCTTGACCTTTGCCAAATTGTCGGCAGCGTCCTTTTGAGCCTGTGTGTTGGCTTCCTTGAGCGTGTCGATCTCCGCTTTAAGTTCAGCATCACCCTTGTGGTCCTTTTGGAGCTGGTCGAGTTGGCCAGTGACCGTAGTGAGTTGAGCCTTAGTTGTGTCGCGCTCTGCGGTTAATGCGGTGACTTGCTCCTTGATCGGATTGATCACCTTACCATGTGCTGCCATGACGCCCTTGATCTGTTCGTCGTTCAATCCTAATGCTTTCAATGCTTCTGTGTTCATGCCTACTCCTAAGCCGTTGGTGAGCGGGCCGGCTCCCGCATGGATTTGGGTATAACAAAAAGCAGTTTATGGCGACGTGCTTAGGTCGCAAGTGCAAACGAAAACGCCCACCGATTGGCGAGCGCTCTATCAATTATTCAATTAAATGCCCTTACCGGCAAAATATTGATCCCAGATGTCTTCAAGCTTGTCTGAGGTCTTAGTTGCCTCGTAGTCATCATCTAGTGCATACGTGATGAGAAAAGCAAAAGCGTCGCCAATATCATCCCGATTTTTTCCCGGAGCAGGATCAATGTGCACGCCATCAGCTTCCGTGTGTGAAACAATTGCATTATCAAACGCTTCATCATGAAAGCTTCTGACGAAGTCAAAAGCCTCTTTCGATAAAACAAACATACGCTCACCTCACTGTGGAATGACTGTGACAATATTGCCATCCTGACTTAGAATTACTCGGCACTTGCCAGTGGCAAAAATAGTGGCAAACTCTTTGGCCTCTGGTTTGATTCTACCATTTATCAGTGCCTCTTGGATATCTGAAATCGATACACCATTACGACGAACTTCCTGACCTTTGTCGTTTGTATAATCCCTAGTCCCAATCACCCGTTCGATGGAATGGACGCTGTGACCTGTCACTGTCATGCCGTTGGCAGCAGTCACCCCGTGCAATTGACTTGCCAGCTGCTGGTCAAGCTCTTTGTACAAGTCAAAACTTGCCACGGGCTCAATCCGGCGATCACGTCTGGACTCAATATAGCGGCGAAGCAACTGACCATCGCGACCACCTTGGCGTACAGCATTAACAAACGTTGCTTCATCGGGAATTCCAGCCGTACCAAGCTACTTCACAACCCCTGCGTGCCACTGTTTGGCATACACGGTCTTTGAATCAGCAGTAGGAATTGCATAAGCCTTCTCTCGTGAGTAATCCCTCGCAAGAAAATCGTTGTCCTTCACCATTTGCCGCAGGCCAGCTTGATTATTGCGAATCAATAACTTGTACTTTTGAATCCCATCTGCATCCCCGAGCTGTGTTGCCAACTTTAATTCGTTCTTGTAAGCACGTATGCGGCGTTCTAAAGCACGCTGTTTCTGCTGCACCATCCCACGCTTCGCAGATTCCGCTGGGTCAAACTGTTGTTGGTTGTTGGTATTCACACCAGGAATGTATGGCCACTTGATGTGATGGCAATTGATGCCAAACGTCCCACCTGGCTCACGATAGCCATGATTATCCAACGGCTCGAACCACTCACCAGATTCTGGTGCAGTAAATCCTTCAGGTCGAGTAGTTACCGTATGACCTTGAATTGGTGCGCATGCCTCACGACTTGCTGAATGGCTACTCATCAGGAACGTATCCACACCATAATCAGCTGCGGCTTGATCACGGACCGCTTGAAAAGCACGATTACTCGTTGAAGTGATCACTGTGCGTGCGTATGACTCAAGCGACCATGCATGGCCGCCCTTATCAATCAAGCCTCTGCTAATGCCTTTCGCCCGCCACTTGTAAATCGTGTCTGCCAACGCCCGTTCAGGTGTTTTCAGTCCAGTGATAACCTCGGCAGTGGTTTCCTTGGCAATCTGCTGGAAGGTGCTTACCGCTGGATTCTGAGTTGAGTTGGTGGTGAGCAGCGTCTGATTGATGTTGTTATCGAGATCTAAAAAGGTCTGGCGCTGATAACCATCAAGCAGTTGCTTGGTGATGTTTGGCTTGACCTTCTTGCGGGTTGCCTTGGCCAGACTGCCATACTCTTGAGACTCAATTGAGTAGCCACCCTTTTGGAATAGATCCGTGATAGCGCCCTTTGCAAGCCCTGTTGCTTTCGCGACCTCCTGCACCACATCGTCGTTAACCAGATGCAAATCGTTCATGGTTTGCATCTGCCAGCTTAAGATGTTTGTCTGGTCAAAGTCGGCGATGCCGTGATTTTTGAGTCGCTTCACAAACGCTTCAAAGATGGCTTGTTCAAGGTGCGCATAGATATCACCAATGAGCGCTTGTTGCGTCTCAATCTGGTGCTGGGTGACCTTTGGCATTAAGCATCACCATCCCCAAACATCCCTTCGTTAGTGTCAGGTGTCTTACCTGCAACTTCAGCGGCGATTTCTTCGGCAAGTTTTCGAGCCTGCTCCTCAGGTACCCGTTGAATATGCATAATGGCTTGCCAGTCGGTACAAAGGCCAGCGGTTTGCAACTTGATCCAGTAATCAGCAGTGGCCGCCTTATCCGTGAAGATACCGTCATCGAAATCAACGGTGATTTGGTCAGCAGTCGGAATCTTCACAGTAGTTGGTAGCAACGTTTTGCCGTTGATCACCGTCGCTTCACCAAGCTCGCAAATCGAGATCACCAATTCTTTGATGGCTTGTTCAACCATCGTCAGGTGTGAGTTGCGGGTCTGATAGGTCATTGAGTTCTCACTGACCACTTCGGTCGCAGTCTTCAAGGATTGACCATCAAAACTGAAAGTGCCGGCAGACAATCCCACCTGCATCTCCAACGTCTTGAGGAATTGATTGATACTGGTCACGTAGTCGTTAGCGCGAATGGCACTGGTGAGGTCGGTAATCTCCAGCTTATCGGGATCACCTGGCAGTGTAAGGAAAACGTTCTGATCTGGATCAAATGTCTGCTTGGCTTCCTCAACGCCATTTTGGATGAAAGTCACATCAGTCATCGCTTCGGGCACGCCGATACGCCGTTGACCCATCTGGATCTCCCAATTGAACTGATCATAGGCATCATTCAATTGCTTGAGCGTTGTCAAAGCGTTCTCGCAAACGCCAATGCCAAGCGGCGAATTCAAACTCTTGTTGTTGAACCCGGCAGGCTTGAGGTAAACGAACAACGGACGCGAGAAGCCCGGCATATTGACTGTGTCAGCTAAATCAGGATAAAGCGTATTGACTGGTACCTGCTTACCAACAGTTCCTTTCACGTCTGAGCGATATAACTCATTGGTAATCGTATAACCCCTTGGCTGCCACTCATGAAATTCGAGCAGTGTGTAATAAATGGTTCGACCATGTTCCGTGACAGTGGTTGGTGTCGCAATGGCAGCCTCAGTCACTTCGTTGGTGTTCGATCGCAACGGGAAAAAGTTTGGTGCTTGGATCCATGCCAACTTGATTGCGCCAGTTTCGGCATCCACATACGGGCGAATCACCAAGCCACCCATTGCTAGACCACTTTCAAGATAACGTTCGAAGTCTTTGCCGAAGTTATTAGCACTGAGCACTGACTGAACGAAGTCATTTGTTTCATCATCCGGTGCCTCAGTTGATTGATTCTGAAGTTTAGAGGCATCCCTGGTATCAATCGACACCTTGGACTGCTCGTTGTACAGGAGTGACGCTAAACGCCGGCAAACGACTTGCATCATGTTGAGACTGATATATGGTCGCTCTTTTCGAATGTGATCACTGTTTTGATACTTCACATCTGGGAAGATACCTTTGAAGTACAGCTTGTCACGGTCAATGCGTGTGTACTCATTTGGATCCACATTGATTTTAGGGTGATCAGTAATCGCACTCAATTCTTGTCCGAGTCCCACGGCGACACCTCCTCTCTTGAATAGATTTTTAATTCTGTCGATGATGCTCACCGGCGTCACCTCCTAACGTTTAAGGCCCAGACGGCGACGATTATCAAGACACATGTATTTGAATTCATCGCAGGTATGATCGTTTTCTTTGACAACGTGGGGATCAGCACTCCCAATCGTCTTTTCATCCCAGCGATACATCTCATGCTGCTTCATAAATACCTTGTTGCCATCCGTATTCAAAACAAAAACGCGCCCATGGGCCAATAAGTCCTGAGCAACGTCGATCATGTCAACTTCTTTGGCCTTGGCCACTGGGTGCCAGGTATCGTGGAAATCGTGACTATATTGATTTCGAATGGCGCCATCGGCAGAATCGATTGTCTTCTGTACGATTGGCGCATGATATTCTTTACTGATTCTCAGCACAAAGTCATGCATGTCACTAGCAAGCTCGCTTGGCGGTTTCTTGTTCACCTGATGTGCTGGTGAGTAGTAATAAGTATCAAGCACATACACGTTCCCTTTTGCGCTAAATCCATAGCCTGAGACGGCTGTAGCGGATTGAGAATGACCAGGGTCGGTGCTGAACGCCAACGCCATAATCTCATCATCTGGCTGGACGGCAGGAACCTGATTGAACAACGAGATGTTGTACACGTTAGTTCCAAGACCAACTGACTCACCTAAGTACTGCCAGCGGTAGTAATCGGGATCCCGTTCTTTGACAGCTTCGATTTCGGCGATATAGTCATCTGACAAAAAGTGAAGCGTGTCATCCAAGTAAGTTGAATGATCAACGAACCAGCCAGGCATGGATCTTCGTGACGCTTCCCAATCAACAATCCATTCATATGGGTTCCGTGGTGGATTCCATGAGTAAAACGTCAGCACGTGCATCCCCGCCGGCAACCTTTTACGGGTAAACGACAAACGGACCGTGTCGATCTCGGCCCAGTCTTTGAATTCAGATAATTCTTCAAACCACAACCAGCGCACATAACCACGTGCAATGATCATTGACTTGAGCTTTTGGGGATCATCCACCCCAGCAAAGTAGAATGCCGTGTTGGTCATCACATGCAGAATTCGGTAAGGCGACTTGAGAAACTTGAACTGCCCCTCAACACCAATCTGGTAGATAGCCCATTTGATTTGTTCATAGACTGACAACTCAAGCGTGTTGGCCACTTTCCGCATTATCAATGCATTGGCATCCGGATCATCAAGGAATCGAGATACAAGCTCAACGGAGATTGCAGAGGACTTAGTAGATCCACGCCCACCTTCCAATGCAATGTTGAGTGCATCCGAGAAAAAGGCTGCATCAAAGTGTGGATTGATCATTGCATCCAGATCAACATCAAGTTCCATCGGGTGCACCTCCATCAGTCCGATTGTGTCGGTGAAGTACAACCTTGGTAATCTGCTTATCTCCGTCAGTCTCTGGCAGCGCCTTGACCAACGCATCTTGCGCATGTTGACGGTCATATAACTCAATGACTGGGCCATCGCGTCCATTGCGAACGGACTTGATCAATGAGGTATCAACTTCACTTTGGTCACGGAGGTGCACAAAACTACGTCGGACTGTCTTCTGCTTGCCTGTCTCGGAATCAATAATGGGTGCACCCTCATCTGTGTAGATGGGTAAGTCTTCAGAACCAAACTCAACATAGTCACCAATGTCTGAGTTTGCCTGCTTGGCATATTCACGGAGAACATCTACTGCGGTGATATCGAGTTGGGCTGTATGTTCTGCTTTAAGCTCATCAATCAATGCTTTAACCTTGGGATTTCTTAGGAGCTTTGAGCCTTCACTCATTGCGGTTTCGTAACTAGCACCGTAAGCCTTCATATACGCCCATGTCGCATTGAAACGTTGAAGATACAACATCGCAAATAGTTTTCGTTTCTCTGGCAGATCTGCCTCTTTGACAATTTGCACTACTTTTTTAGGGTGCACCCTTTCTGGCTTAATGGGTGCACCCTTTTTAGATGCGGGTGCATCCCTTGACCAACCATTTCGTTGGCGCCAACTCTTCACAGTATTAGGACTTACACCATACTTTGAGGCAATGTCTTTATACTTCATGCCAGATGCATAATCTTTTGCTGCATCAATCTGGCGTTGCTTGTCATTAACCATTAGGCCATCACCACACCTCCACGAAGAGATCAAAAAAGACGCCGTGGCGTCTACTTAATTGTTATTTAGAATCACATTCAATTGATACTTCTTAAAAACGTTTGGTAATTTGCTTTTATCAACATGATAATAGTCAGCGACTTTGATTGTCGAACTCATTAGTAATGACCTTACCAGTCGTAAACTGCTCTCATCCCCCATTCCAGCAACCAATTTAACATCGGCAATATTCGAATCTATATCAATCATTCGATCAATCAACAAATTAGCTGGTGCCGATGTGCCATGCACACCCATTGAGTATGTCTGGTAAAAGCTCTCGTATAAGTCACGTGCACCCACTTTTTCACACAAATCAAAGAAAGTATTGGTTGTATCCCAATCAATGTTATACCAAATATACTTATTCTTTTTACCAGTTACTGCATCTTTCCGTGCATTGTGATGCTTAGCACGGCCTCTATTAAAAAGATCATGGAATTGCATTTCATAATCATCGAGACCTTCTTTTAGTGAATTATGCGCACCAAGAGATTTTTGTACTTTATGATCCAATTCACTTCTTAACCCTCTAATGAGGTCAGGATCTGAAATATTTTCAAGTACGCGCTCGGTCTTGCTGTATGAATCGTACCTTTGCTGAATAAACAAAGCACTAGCTCGATCTTTCGTGTGCGCTTGGAGGATGTATGCCATGTACACAAATTGTTCGATAAATGAACGAACAATTATATCAACTGTCGCCGGCGCCTTGGCATCTAATAGCAACTTAATCGCATGGCTCTTGTCGGCTAGTGAACTTAGTAGCGTGATAATTGCAGTGTCATCTATTCCAATATCGTGCTTATCCTTAAGAAATTTGTTGAAAAGACATTCAATAAATTCAGTTGTATCCTCTTCGGTCGTGCTCATCTTCTCACCTCAACAAAGATAGTACCCGACTTTGCAGCCGAATACTATCAGATGGGGTAAATATATGGATTAGAGGAATGGGTTTTGTCCGTCAAGGGACAATACGGCATGCTGGAATCGAACCAGCAATATCAAAGGATATGTCCAAATTGCCGTGCCTTAAACATTCACTTGGTAAGGAGAAAGATGGCTCACAACGGTGTAAGAACTCAAACCCAAAATTCTTACACTACCATCTTACATCCTAGAAACGGAGGTATGTGTGAGTCTTTTGTTAATTTACGCCAGCCACTGGTCCAGAAAGTCCTTGAGTCCAGCGACTCCAAAAAGCATCACAGAAATTTCTTGAGCTGCGGTTGTCTGTTCTTGACGAATACGGGATTCGTCAATCTTCCAGCGCTCGGCCTGCTGGCGATTAGAGATGCGGCGTTCAGCAGTGTAACTGTCCTCCACAATTTGCCAGCGACGTTGCTCAGTTGCGGTTCCCGACTTACACCATGCCGCATACGCATGCAGAATCTGATCCACGTACTCTAACATGTGCTGCGTCTTAACGTGATACTTTGCCAAATCACGCGGCTCAGGTGCTACACCTGTCAGCATCTTGTATTCATCATCGGTCAAGTACACTTCAGGATTAGCTTCAACGTGTGCCTTGAGCTTACGATACTCACGTAATAGCATTTTAGTATTACGCTTGCGTTCGTCAAGCTCCATAGTGCGTTGATGCCGATTTTGTTTACCAAGCTCAATCACAACGGCATGTGTGATCTCGCCAATATCCTCTTTGCTAAGTTTTCCCATGAGCACCTCCTACAACATCAGCAGCCACCATAGCCACTTGATAACGAGCAACGCAAAAATCACACACACGAGAATCACCGCTACAACGAAGAACATCAGCATAGTGGCCGCAATGCCTACGCCTATGTTCTCGAATACTTCACTAAATCTGTTCACTACCGCACCTCCTAAAATGGTGGACGATTGTCATCGGTTGGATACGGCTGTTGGTTCTGTGTGGATCCGACAAAGCCACCGCTTTGCGTCTGGTTGCCATACTGCGGAGCTTGCTGGCCATAGTTTTGCTGTGGTGCATCACCCGTTGGCCGTGCTTCAGTCGTTGCTTTTGATTCCAGCAATGAGAAGTTTTCCACCACAACTTGTGTCGCAAATACGTGTTGGCCTTGGTTATTGTCATAGGAACTTGTTTGCATGTGGCCCATGACACCAATCATTGAGCCCTTGCGAGTGAAGTTACTGAGATTTTCTGCACTCTTGCGCCAGATGACGCAGTTGATGAAGTCTGCTTCACGCTGACCATTTTGAGTAGTGAACTGGCGATCAACTGCAAGTGTAAATGAACCCATTGCCACACCTGATTGCGTATATTTGAGATCAACAGGCTTGGTCAATCTACCTGTCAGCGAAACACTATTGATCATGGCAACCTCCTAGCACAGAATCGTGACGTGATCACGCTTATCTGCCAATTGATTCTTCAAAAATTCAGACACGTTCCAAATAGCTTCGTTCCGCCATTGTGCACCGTCACCTTCAAAAAGGCCAACATGCATCCCCTCATGCAACCGGAAGACGAATTCGCTTTCCGGTTGCTCAACCTCGTTAAAGGTGCGATACGGGCGCAATGCAATCGGATTTGGTGCGGTCCCTTTGGCAACACTAGCGACACCCGCGCGAACTGTGGCGGTTTGACTAATGCCATCATCAACCGAAGTCGTCACTGCATCCTCTTTAAGATTGCCAACAAACGACAGCAATAACTTCATGTTTGACGTTTGTACGAACTGTGACTGCAACCCAATAATGGCTTCCTCACTGCTGATGAAACGACCAAATGGAAATGATGGGTGCAAGGCTTCAGCTTCTAGCAAGCATTCACGATTGCCAAACCGATCCAGTTCACTCATCACCTGAACGTGATCTTGATCCAAAATATTGACGATCAATGGGATGCCTCGGCGTTCAAGCGTGTTTGAGATGTAGTTAATTGCAGCTGTCAGGGTATGCACCTTCAAAGACGACTTCGCGCCATCATCGGGACGATACTCCCTGATGTCGCCATCACGATCAACCAAGAACGTCCGATCACCATCATGCAGTAATCGTTTTTCAGCAGCAGTTTCGGCTTGGGTTGCAACAAACTTCAGTGCTTCATCTGTGTATGACATTATTTAGCCTCCTTGGCTTGTTTTGCTTTGTTGTAGTCGATCACGGCGCCATCATCATTGATTGGCTCGCCGGTATCAGTTTTGAGTTCACCATCGTCTGGATCAAAGTACGATTGACCCTTGGCACCGGACAGCAACTCATTGGCAACCACTTGGCCTTTAGAATTGCGGCCCATCAAGACGGTTGTGGCCACGCTAACCTGCGGTGCCAAGTTGGTGCGCACTTCTGTATCGACGTTGATTTCGTCGCGATCATCATCAGGCTTAAATGACATCGTGATTGTTACCTTACGTGCTTTGTTCGGATCCGTGTTTGGATCCAAGATGTTGTTGGCAACTTCTGTATACGCACGCTGGAGCTTTTCTTTGATGGCCCCGTTGGCCAAGTCTTCGAGATTCATGTTGATGCCTTGTTTCATTGTGCTACCTCCTTCTTAATTACAATTTCAGGATAATGGGCCGCCATGGTATGAAAGCACTTGGTACACAAGGCCCAGTTGTTCTCACCAGACATGAATGCGACGCCTACCGAATCTAGCGGTTCAAAAGGCCGCTTACAACGCGAGCATTCATGCACATCACTATAACGGATCATCACATCGCCACTGGACACATCAGGCTTTAGCGCGTAAACCGTGTGGGTGACCGTGATTTGTTCCGTAAAACTATGCTCTTTCAAATGAACTTCATCTCCTCAAAAATAGATTCAAAGATTGGGACCGGAATTGAATTTCCAGCCTGCTTGTACAAATTTGTCTTGCCGTTAACTTGAGACGCTGCATCGAAGTCAGCATCTGAGTATCCCTGTAGCCGCCAGCATTCGCGCGGTGTGAGCAATCGATAACGACCGTTACCAAGTGGTACAACCCCGCTGTTAGGATTGCGATTCTGCTTCGTGGTGATTGTCCAGCACCATCGGTCAATCGGCATCAAACGGCCGGCAAAGGCGCCACTCGAAGCACCTGGCAGACGCGATAACATCGATGGGCTAGTGATCGTATATTCCGGCGCTGATTGCTCTAAAAATTCGCTGATAGGCCGCATCTCAGTCTGTCTAAGCTTCCAGAAGTCAAACGACCGTCCGCTTAGCACTGAGATGGTGAAGACACGTTCGCGGTACTGTGGAAGTCCAAACTGGCGTGCGTCCAGTACAGCATTGGTTGTCGTGTACCCCAAGCCATCCAACACGTCACAGTATTTCGCATAATTGGCCGCCATACGTTTTTGAAGCACACCCTTGACGTTCTCCCAGATCACTACTCGTGGCCGCCACACGCCCATTTGTTCAATGATTTTGAGTGTCTGCCACATTAGTGATGATCGTGTGCCACTACCTTCGTCAGCTCCAAGCCGACGACCAGCAATCGAAATATCTTGGCATGGTGAACCGTGAATTAGGATGTCCGGTTTAAGGTTGTATCCAATCACGTTTTGAGGGTCATACTTTTGACCGGCGAACATTGCGTTATAGCTCCGAACCGCGGCGGTATCAATCTCAACGTAATCAATCGACTTAACCGGAATGCCAAGATTGCGTAAGGCGATACGTGGTGATCCGATGCCGCCAAACAATTCAAGAATTTTAAGCATCAAGTCATTACTCCCATATCATCCGCATGATGGTTACAACAATTGCAAACAGGAAAAAAATAATTGTCACATAGCGCATCGGCCCATCAGTCAGACTCAGCTTCCCGACACGTATTTCACCCGTTAAACATGCAAAGAGTGAAGATACGCACGCGTAAAACTCTATGCCAATAATGAATCCATCCCACTTTGTCAAAAGAATTTTATTCTCCCACATTTTTTACATTCCCACATAGCGCCCTCACCGGCCGGCCCATGACAGATGAAGTGATAATCGTGATAGCAAATTTGCTGATGCCACCACAGCCTAATATCTCCAAGCATTAGATCACCCCTCTGCGCCATGCACGGTAAGCAACTATGCAGATGGCTATGCTAAGCTCAACCATTAGCATTTGAACCACCACTATCCGGACGAAGTTCATCGGTCGACACGCCCAAAGCATCTGCAATTCGACAAATCATCAAGAAACCTGGACTTTTAAGTTTTCCATTCTTGAGCGCATATATCTGCCCGTTATCTTGATATCCCGCAAGATGTGAGAGCTGATTTGCAGTGAGATGCTTACGTGCCAGAATTGGATCTATTTTCTTCCAAATAGCAGCGCCCACAACATGTTCATTATTGTTCATAATTTCACCACCATATATCGTTATATAAGTTGCAATGTATCCTACCATTAGGTATACTGTTTTTAGCAGTTAAGGAATACGAGTGCCAGCCCAGTCCCTAACTGACTTTGTAATGGAGGTAAAGCATATGGCTAACAAAACTACGTCTAAGCGTGCCGCATCCGCGGCATCTAAAGTTTTGCGTGACGGTCGCACCAGTAAGACATCTAAAACTGCTGCTGCGAGTGCACTTTCCCAACGCACCCATAAGAAGTAATACCTAACAGTCAAGCTTTGATTTCCTCCGAGTTTAAGAGTTGCTCGGAGGATTTTTTATTTCCTCTTTTCTTAGGTTCTTGTCTTTATGCATCTCGATCACGGCCACAGCTGGAGTGAATTTAATAGCCCCGATGTGATCGTTAAGCTCAACAATGCCGGAATGACGATTGCCATGGGTATCGATGACTGGGCACAAGTACACTCGCCATCCGGGCTTAATATCATCACGAAGTTTGTATAAGCGATAACGGGTCACGCGTTAGCCTCCGGTATATTCAACGTGATCGGGATCATGTGCCCGCCGTATTTTTCTGCCACCTCACAGGCAACCCGTTCTTTGTACAAAGCGGCGTCGGTAATGTTTTCAGAGTAGACCACGATTTGCCGATGAAGATTATCAAGCTTGAATCTCCGATCACACACATAAAGTTGACCAATTCGCACGATTCCTAGCTTTACTAAGGTCATTTCGACGCCTCCTTAGGCACAGTGTCATAGCTAACATTCCACGAAAGGACGTATTCCCGTTCGCAGTCAGGGCATTCGACCACGAGTTCCTCACCAGGGGACCAACTTCGATTAGCTGCGTGGATTTCCCAAACGTCGGGATCTTCATATCCGCAGTAGGGACAAACTGGCAAAAGCTTGTCATAACGTGGCTCTGGCTTCTTCATTTTGTCACCTCCAATAATTCCGGATTCTCATAGATGTTGCCAATAACTTTGCAGAAACCAAAAGCATCTTCGAGGTATTTTCCAATTGGCTCTGTGCGACCATTCCACTTTTTTGCAACAAATTCGCCATCCTCAAACGCTACCACGGTTGGGAATCTCTGAACCCTGTCCCTTAGGAGATCGCCTTCGTATATTTTCCGGCCGTCTTCGTCCTGCAAACCGGTAAATTGCATCAGTTCTGCATCCCCATCAGCGATGAGTGACTTATTTGCAACAATTCGAGGCGAGCCATCTGCCTCAGGAAATCGCATGTCTAGTAGATCCACGGGCATCATCTTTTGCATTGAGCGACTATAGGCTCGAAATTTAATCGGTCGCATGGTGCGCCTCCAAATCGAAGTGGACTTTATTAACAAGAACTTTGTGTAGACCGCCCGAGTATTCAACCACAGCGACGGGATATGCAATTTGTCCAGCAGAATGTCCACCAGTGAATGGACTCTCAGGAACGACGTATGCCCTTTGAAATACGCCATAAAACTTGGCAGGAGTTTCTTTATCGCCGTCAACCACATAACATTTTCTTGCCTTACTCATCGTGACACCTCCACAATTTCGCCGGCTTCAATTGCTTTCTGGATGTGCTTGTGGATACCCGGCTGAGAGAACCCAAGCTCTTTCGCAACACGTTTCTCATCCCGAAACGCCCGATACAATCGCACGACTTCGGCGTGATCAACGAACCGCCGCAGCGGAACCCGTTCACCCATTCGACGTTTACTGATATGTGATGAAACTGTGTTGCGAGAAATTTTCAGTCGGTTGGCAATCTCAGTGCAACTCATCCCACCTCGCCAAAGTGACCAGATTTGTTCATCATCAGCAAAATGGCGTGTCTTAGTTGGCAATGGTGGTACATCACCTTGCGCAATTTTCTGAGCCTTTTGGAAGTGTGGATCGTCTAGCGGCGTAGCACGGATGCTACCGTATTTTTTCTCACAAAAGTGGATCTCCACTAGCAGCGGTGAAAACGTTGAACTCACGCTCTCATTTACACCGTGACTATCAGTTGGAACGATATTGATTGGTTCATAATTCATTTGCTATCTTCCTTTCGCTTTTCTCGCATGGCCTTGAGCTCCGCAAGTCCTTGTGCAATGGCATCAGCGTTGGCGGGTGTTGTTTGAATAGTCAGCACCTTTTCACCAGAACGCTGCTTAGTTAACCAGTCAGGTGATTCCTCAACACGGGGCGCATGTCCATAGTTTCGTTGTGGCTTTGGAGCACCAGGAACTGCATTGACATAGCCTTCAAACTTCGATGCTCGAAAAATCGTTGACGGTTGAATGTAGCGCGCCATTTCAGTACCTAGCCACCCAGCACAGACGTTATCGATGGCAATCTTAATGTCGTCAGATGTAAAACCTTCAGCAAGTCGGGCCTTCACTAAATCACGATTGGTCTTTGTGTTTCGGAAGTGTTTGCCGCTTTTCGAATTGAGATACTCAAACAATTTATCGAAGTTCAACGGTTCGGCTTTAGCCGGACTATGTTCTTCTCTATCCTTACCTAACCTATCCTTACCTAACCTAACCTGGGTTGCCAGTTGGTTGCCATCTGGTTGACCATTGGTTGCCAATTGGTTGTCATCGTCTTCAGGCGGCGATACAACAGGCTTTTCATCAGTTTCGATTGTCTTCGAAGGTGCCGAAATGACATAAGATCCGTTAGATGCAAGTGCAAGTCGCTTAAACTCTTCCTTGAACCCGGTTTGCTTGTATCGGTCCTTCCGAATCGAGTTATGCAGCCGCCAATCCTTGATGACGATGACACCACTGTCGAACGTCAAAACGAGTTGCTTGGCGATCAATAGCTTCAAATCATCGTCATGCGATCCAACCATACGCATGATCGACTTAGTATTTCCAACGAACCCGTCATCATCAGCATGCATGTTGAGATGGAAATAAAGCACCTGAGTTGTGGCCGGAAGATCCAGAAACGCATCTGAATCGGTGATGAACTGACTAAACATTCTACGTTGCGCGATGGTACTCACTCTCCTTTCGTTCTTGCTTTTCATCAAACTCGCTGAACTGCTTGCGGCTGTTCATATGCAAAGCAATCAACGATTCTTCATCGAGCTTGACAGGTTTGATGTGATAGAACTCCATAAACCACTTGATACCTTTTAGATGGCGAATTTGATGGTGCTCATGGCACAGTGGGAAAAACTTGTACTTCCGGTTATCAATGTGATGCCGGTTCCCTGAGCGTCCAATTGGTGGCTCATGGTCGATTTCCGCACGCTTACCGCAGATGATGCAGATTCGATGCTTCAGGCATTGCATCATTAACGGATAGGCACTTGGAATCGAATCAATGTGCTTAAACTTCCACGGAATATCATGATCAAATCCAAAGTCGATCACGTGTGTCAGATAGTCGCTTGCCAGTGACATCGAGCAATTACTCATCGAAAAGTACTCATGACCGGTTTCAGCCATGAAATACGCTTTCGTGTATGCCTCCATCTCAAGTGGGTTGTATCCCGTGTAATCTGCATAGTCGTTTAGCAGCGCCCAAATCTTGCGACGTTGATCCGGACTGATTTTGCGACCATCTTCGACTTCCACAGATACTGATGGCTGTTTGCCAGCTGCTAGTTGGCGTATACGCAGTGGATTGAGCTGTTCAGGTGTCGTTAACTTCACCTGCATCAAGTCGCCTTGTACAGCTTCGATATGCCCATCTATGATCAAATGATCACCCCATTAGTTGCGCCAACGCTCTTTTCAAAAGTCCAAGTTCATCGCTTGTAACTTGGTTGAACGACTTCTTAGGCACATGAGCACCTAAGAATGCCGACGCGAAAATTGTCTGAACGTTTACGTTTTGGCTTTGCGCAAAATCGAATGCCATCTGCTTGAAGACCTTCACGTCCATTTCAGAGGCGAGCTGTGGCGCTTGTTGCATTGGTGGCTGTTGTTGCGGTGCTTGATGGTATTGAGTCTGCGGTTGCTGAACGTTTTGGAAACCACCTGCAGGTTGACTATCATCACTATCTGGATCAGTGTCGCGATCGGAGATATTGAACAACTGCTTGTAGAAATACTTTTGAGATGCGGTTGTGGCCTTCATCATCGCCTTTTCGCCCGTATCTTGGCCTGAGCCTGGCATGGATCCGCCGATATGCTCAACACCGTCTGTGATTTCAAAATGCCCCATCACATCAACAAAGTGAATCGTGCCGCCTTTGTTGGTTTGGCGATCGTATTGATTCAGGACTTCATAATCTGGAATGATTTGGATGCCAACCGTGTTGATTGCTGACTTCACAGCATCTTTGATAGCCGCCTCAGACTGAAACGAATATCCCTGTCGTTGGTTGTTGCCATCTTTGGCCACGGCCTTAACCAATCGTGAAGCCATAACCAACTTGCCAATGAGCGTGTTTGAAACTGGCTCATCTTGCTTTTTCTGTTCCACTTTTTCCGCCATGTTATTCTCCAATCTGGAATTGAATTCCTTGAAGTTTCATGAAGTCTTGAACGGATTCAAATTCATCTGATGTACACATCAACTGCAATGAATACAGATCACGGTCGGATGCCATTGCAGGTTTAGCTTGAGTGTCGTCAAGTTCAACATCTGGCACTTCATCAGGGATAGAATTCGATAACGGTGCTGAAACGGGCGCCTCAGGTTGAGTGTCAGACAATACTTCACCAGTTTCACGATCAATCATCTTCGTACCGACTTGTTGTCGCTTGGCTTCTTCAACAGCCGCACGAGCTTCCGCCTCGCGTGCTTCATTTTCAGCTTTGAGCTTGCGAGCGGTAACAGCTTGCTTCATTTGTGCCTGAACATCTGCAAGACTCACACCGTTGTCAATAAGCTGTAACCAAGCTTCAGGTTGTAACTCCATCACTTCAGCGATGGCATTGACCGCAAGCTTTTCGGTTTCAATGCGTGCTTGACGATCAGATTCTGCCTTGCGGGCATCAACGACTGCTTGCATAGCGCCACCAATCAACCGAGTAAGCCCCAACGTTGGCGTGCCATCACTAGACTTGTATTGATTCTTAGCCAACCACTTGGAATCGATTTCGATGTCATCGGGTGCAATGCCATACTTTGGCGCCATCTCAGCAATGGCTGCAGTCAACGATTTGCTCCGTACTTCTTTGAGTTGGTCATTGACTTCGTTGATTTTCCCGCCGAGTTTTCCGGACGCGGTATCAACTCCAGCTAGTAAAGCATCGATTTTGACCTTAAAATCGTCATATGGTTTTTCATAGGCGTTGTGGATCTCGATACGACGTTGCTCAACAGCGTCTTTGAACTTGTTGAGCTTGGCACGTGCGTCTTTTGCGTCCTTGAGCGTATCTTCTGACACCACCATGTCATCGAAGCTGGCGGCAAACGTGGACACCTGTTGAAGCATGGCCTCGTAGTTGCCAATCTTGAATTCTGAGGGGGTAAACTCGACCCCAAAACTATCGACAGATGGTGCGACTTGGTTTACACTTTTCAAACTTAAACTCCTTTTTTATTCAAGGGTCGCGGTGTGCCAGCACTGCGGCTCTTTTCGTTGTACAGTTTTTCGGCACGGCGGTATGCGGCTAGCATCCCCATGCGGAAGTTGGTTTCAAAATCTGTATGATGTGGATCATCCAAAAACAAAATGTATCGGCTATGAACGCATTCGGCATGTTGTTTGATTTTATCGGGATGCTTTTCTGCATCTTTGTATCCTTCAAGCATGCCATCTGCAAAGCCTGGCAATCGGATGGCATTGAGCTCATCGACATAAATACGCGATTTCAAATCGTTGATTGTCATAACTGACCTCCTATGCATCGAACCATTCGCTGGTATGAGTGACCAACCAATAAATGATTGCGCCACAGACAGCTCCGATAATCATGCTTGGTAAATCAACTGGGATTCCCATAACTTGATCACTTCCTTGCTTGTTTTGAGATTTGCGGAAATCGACGATCCATAAATGGGCCAAAGACTCCAGGCTTACACCAGTATGTTGACTTCCCGCCGTGCGGATACATTACGGCTTTGTCATAAAGCTCTTTTTCAAACGGCGTGAACACATTTTTGATGAACCAGTCCTTGTTATGGCCATAGCGTTCTTTCAAGTCAGCAAGTGACCAGTAACGATGTTCATCAGCATTGGCTTCAAGTCGCCGAAGATAAGACTCATCCACAATCACCTTTCCAGCTGGAAGCTCAACCGTGATCTTTGGTTCGATCACGATGCTTGATTGCACGACCTCATCCATGCAATCACCCCTTTCTATTTCTTACGAAATTCATCCATACTTACGTCCAACGCCTCGGCAATCTTCTCAACAGTTGCAAACGTTGGATCAGTACTTGTACTGTCACGTAAGCGATAAAGCGCAGTCCTTGATACTCCAGACAGCTTCCAAAGACGATAAAATGTAACCTTCTGAGATTTCATTAATTCAAGCAGTTTTGAGTTGTCGAACATTTGTGCTTCCCCCATATATAGTTTTTTAGTTTATTTAGTCCGCATATGTGGTATATAATGAAGCTGTTAGGTGTTTGACTTCTTGGGAGAACTTACGCACCTAAACACTAAATGTTTGGGTGGATTTACTAATGAGTAAACCGATTAAGCCGGGATCCGATAACCGTCCCGGCGGCACTTACCACGAAGTTGGCCCTCGTGGTGGTAATGTTTCCGGAGGACGCGTGGTGCACATTGATCACGGTGATCGCCTTCCTCCAACTCAGAAACCCGGGAATGGGTGGGAAAAAGGGTAAAATCAAATTTTACCGGCCGTCTTCGGACGGCTTTTTGATTACATTTTTACGATCAGAAAACGTGTAGCACTTTCCAAACAGATTAAGTTGAAGCCAAGATTCAGCGATCAATTCGCCGTTTTCGTTCACGTACTTGGTCAAATAGTGATGGATCATTTCGCTACCTCCTTATAATTGAGAATCTTGGTGACAAAATGCTTTTTCCCGTTTTCGATTACTCTGGGCTGTTGCAATATCAATCTTTCAGACACATCAACAGAACTAGACAGATGACTAGCATAACGATTGCAATACACGTCACTCCAATGACCACGCAATCCATCGAACCTGTGATGAAAAATGCATCTGGATATCGATATGCGACGACAAGCACTTGAAGCAAGATGTTGATCAAAAATAGAATCACCACTGTTGCGATAAACTGTAAAATTCTAATGATCCATTTATCCATTCGCTCTCGCATCCAGTTGATTGCTGAGGAACTTGTTGACAAAGTACTGTTGCCCTTTGCCAGTTACCTTAGGCGTCTTATTAACGGTCACATGCCCATCTGGATGGGTGATGGCCGTTTCTTTGACTTCAAATAACTCAAGTTCCATCGCGCGTTGAGTTGGTGAGTTGTAATCAGCACCCTTGCGCTTGATTAGATACCCGTTGCTACGTAACCAGGCGAATAGGCGTTTAGCGCCAACATCAACACCGTTCTGTTTAATGAGCTTCGCGAGATCACCGACTAAGATACTGGTGTGACTAGTCGATACTGCATCTGCAAAAATAGCTTTAGGAGCTTGAACTTCAATGGTGTGCTTCTGTCGTTCAATTTGTTCCGCTTGATCCGCGGCCAAACGTAGTGCTTCTGGCAAAGTCTGAGGAACACCTAGGCGAGACTCTTGTTCCAACTGATTGAACGCTTGGATATACGCAAGTTTAAACTCTATAGCTTTACTGCCGGTGAAACCCATCGCTAACAGCGTGAAGCCGTCACGGTTCATGTAGTACATCGGGTAAGTCTGGCCGTTTTGCCTGTTGGTGTAGTGGTATTCGATGAACATTTCTGGGGCCTGCGAAGTTTTGCGCATACCCTCCAGCAATTCTCGAATCGCCTTCAAGACGTCGCGGTGATTTTTCTTAAATACTTCTGCGACTTTCAAGCTAGTTGTGACCGCTTGCTGATCGTGCATGATTACCAAATCGTTCATACTTCCACTTCCTTTCCATGCCGAGACTTAACTACGAATGTTTCGTAGTCGTCTGGCAAAAAAATAATCGCATCAAATGGTTGCTTAACAAGATTTGAAAATTTTATTGCCTTGTCTGTTCTCAAAACACGCCGATACTTTTCGTAGTCAATATAGGTCTTAGTGCTCATCCCTAGAGACTTGGCAACTTCTGTTTGAGACAAGTGCAAGTTGGTTCGCGCACCTTCCATCGTCAAAGTTGGGTTAATGTGTGTCATTTGCTCACTTCCTTTCAACACATTTAGAATACTACGATTTAAATGTAGTTACAACCGCTTTATGCAAATAAATCGTATTTATCTATGTACTTTTCTACGTATAGGGTGTACATTATTTGTGTAGTAAATATAGGAAAAGAGATTCCGACATGAACACTGGAAACACGATCAAAAAACTTCGCAAAAGTCGCAATATGACACAAGCTGAGCTGGGCAAGCAGTTAGGAGTTGCAGCCACCACCGTTTCTTCTTGGGAACGTGGAGTCGCCTATCCACTTATGACAGTCGCCAAAACCATGGCTACTTTCTTCGGCGTTCCTGTTTCAACCATTGCTGGTGACGAAAATAGTGAAGCATCTGCTCCGCTTCCAATCCATTCATACCCATTTATTCCTGCTGACATTTCCGCTGGTGCTCCTGAGCGCGTGGATGCGATCACGCCTGATCAGCTTGAGCAAGTGGCTATTCCTGATGCAGTTATGGGCAAATGGGCCGGCCACAGTGACATCATGCTGATGCGAGCTAATGGTGAATCCATGAATCGTGTAATCCCGAATGGATCCTTAATTGGGGTCCGTAAAATTGCTGAAACCAGCGAATTAAATGACGGAGATATTGTCGTCTTCGACTGTGATGGTGACTATGCAGTCAAGCGCTTCTTTAACGATAGAGCTCACAGCGCGTATGTCTTCCAGCCAGATTCAGACCGAACTGACTTCTTCCCCGTCGTTTATAACTATGATGATGACGAACTGGTTGATATTGTTGGAAAAGTTGTTATGTATGTCGTCGAATTAAGCTAACTCTTACGTCCAGACCGGATTGACGTTAAAAGCTGAGGTAAACATTCTGGGGGAACTATTATGGCAAAGAAAAAAGTCGTTGGGGAAGACGGCAAAACGTACACCGTCAAGGTCAAGAAACCATTCTACAAGCGAGTCTGGTTCTGGATCCTGATCATCATCGTGGTTGCGGGTATCGGTGGTGCATTAGGTGGCGGCGGTTCGGATGACGACAAGTCTGCTGACAAGTCAAGTGATACAAAGACTAGCCAATCTGAATCAAGCAAAGCTTCATCAAGTAGCAAGAAGGAGGATGGCAAGATAACCCGTGCCCAATTTGATGCAATCAAAATCGGTGATTTAATGAGCAGTGGTCAAGGCGGTTCTACGCTTGATGACTTAACCAAACAGTTTGGCAAGCCTTCCGACACATCCAGCAGTGAAGATAACGGCGTGAAAACTGATATCGATACATGGACTAACGTTGTCGGCGGTTGGGGTGCGAACGTTATCGTTACTTTCACAGATGGTAACGCGGTTGCGAAGAACCTCACCGGCTTCAAGCTTTCTCGTAAACAAAAAATCAGCTTAGCTGACTTCAATGCATTTGCAAACGGCTTGAAGTATACCGACTTCACTGCAAAATGGGGTCAACCTGATTACTATGACGAAACTTTGATCGATGGCACAACCACAATCATCGCTGGCTACACGTCTGGTGTTAAAGGCGATTTCGGTGCCAATTTCAACGTCACGTTTGAGAACGGTGCGCTCACTGCCAAAACGCAATCAAGCATGAAATAGTTGTACAGCCTCCCCTAGCGGCGGACACGTGCGGGCCGTGTCGGAGGCATATCAGGAGGTGTATGCATGCACAAAACATCAAACATGACCGGGTGTATTTGGCTGTTCGTAATCCTATTCGGTATTGCTCTGCTGATTACCTACTGGTATGTATTTCTTGCTGTTGCCGTCCTCGGTGGAGCTCTTGGGTATTATGTTCACCAGAAACACAAGCAAGCTGCTGAGGCTGAAGCCAAACAAAATGCAAAGCGTGCTGAGGAAGAACGTCAGCAAGAAGTTGAAGATTCTAAAGTCGATCAGATTCGTCGATTCAAAGAGCTCTTTGATGAAGGTGCAATTACTCAAGAAGAATTTGATCACCAGAAACAGCGAATTCTTGAGGATAAGCATGAACATGATGACTTAGAATTCTAGATCAAAATAAAAAGCGCCTACCCCTCAACTTTGGCCGGTCGCGGGTAAACGCATAGTCAAAAAACGCTCAATAGAGTGCGCTCTTTGTGTACTCTATTTTACCAAAAATGGAGGATAAAATCATGGCATCTTACAGACAACGTGGTCAAAATCAACTTTGGGAATACCGCGTCAAGTACACCGACGCGACAGGCAAGCAGCGCGTGTATAGCTTAGGCGGATTTCACACCCAATCCGCAGCAATTGTGGCAGCTAACAAAATTGAGGAATTGGTCGCCCGAGGCGGCAATCCATTCGACAGCAACATGCTTTTCCTTGATTTTTGGGACAGTTGGGTTGAAACATACCGCCTTGAAGACGTTGCAGACATCACTGCTTATCGTTACGACTTATTCCGTAAACATCTGGAAAAGCATTTCGATGGACGACAACTCAATAGCATTAAGCCAATGGAGTGGCAACAGTTCCTAAACACATTTGCCGCCGGTAAGGACCGGAAGACGCCACGCAGACGATCTAAGGATATGGTTTCAAAACTGAATGGCTATGTGCGTGCCATGGTGAAGTCCGCCATCAACCAACAGATCATTTACACAGACTTCACCTTTGACGCAAAACCACACGGCGTCGAGGAAAGCGGCAAGATCAAATTTCTTGAGGCCGAAGACTTCGCATATATCAAAACCAGATCCAAGGAGGAAGCCTCGTATCAGAACGTCGGCATGCTTGCGGTCTATATCGCCTGTATGACGGGTATGCGTGTATCCGAGATACTTGCACTGACTTGGAAGAACATCGACGAGAAGAAGCGCCTGATTCGTGTGACACGCTCCTGGAATGAAAAGAAGCGCGAATTCAAGCCAACCAAGACTGAATCGTCGGTGCGTCGCATCGAAGTTTCCGATGATGTCCTAGCCACTCTTAACAAATTCCACGCTGATCAACGCGCTGCGTATCTCAAAACCGGTTATCGTGATGACGAGCAAATGATTTTTCGTTCCAGGTATCATACGGTGATCACTGATGCGTCGTGTAACAAGGCGCTGAAGACACTTGAAGACGAAGCGCGCATCGATGAGGAAGAGCAGGTCACGCTCCACGGCTTACGTCACAGCCACGTTTCCTATTTGCTCGCCCACGACGTAGATATTTACTACATCTCAAGACGTCTGGGGCACAAAGATATCTCGATTACGATGAAAGTCTATGGTCACCTTTTAGACAAGCGCCGCCGGCAAGAAGCTGACAAAGCCGTCCGCTTGCTCGATGCTTTATAGTTCTATACCAATTCTAAAAAAATGGCGGAATTCACTGTAATAAATAACACATTTTTCGCCCCTTGCAAAAACCCGTGTCCCCCCTGTGTCCCCCTGAGGTATTAAAAAAGCCTCGCTAAACGGTTTTAGCGAAGCCTTAAATGCCTATTTCATGGGATTCTTGTTGCTAAACCCCACTAAAAGTTAGTACCAACTGCCGTCTACTGGAATCGAACCAGCGACCTCTTCATTACGAGTGAAGCGCTCTACCGACTGAGCTAAGACGGCATGTCTTTCTCAACAACAGTAGTAATTATACAGGACAGGAAACACGCTGTAAA